TAACACTGCTCCAACACAATCAGCTGTAACAACATACGTTGAAAATAGATATCTTAATAAACTAACAGGCGGTACTGTAACAGGAAACTTGATACTTGATGGTAATTTAGATGTCGACGGTGATGTGTTATCTACAAATGTTGATAGCTTCAACCTCTTAAACACAACAGCAGAAACAATTAACTTTGGTGGTGAAGCAACCGTTATAAATGTAGGTTCTGCAACAGGTTTAGTTACAATTAATCCAGATTTGTTAGTTGAAGGTACGCTTACAGTAAATGGAAATATTACATTTACAGGAGACGTTGAACTAACTATTCCACAAGAAAGTCTACAAGCATACAGTATTAGTGTTGGCACAGAAGACTATGTAAGTATTAATACACGTGAGGGCGAAGAAAAATTTACATTTGGTGAACAACCAAAAGTTGAAATTCAAAATGATAGCGGTAGTACAAGTCCTACTACAGGTGCTCTTGTTGTAGATGGTGGTGTAGGTATTGGTGAAGATTTATATGTTCAATTGAGTTTGAATGTAAACGGAGATACACGTTTAGGTAGTGATAGAGCAGAAGATACAATTGATATAAATGGTATTACAGATATTGATCTTCCGGATGATACTGTTGACGCATTTAGACTACACGAAAACATTGAAGACTATATAAGTATCAACACAACCGACGGCGCTGAAAAAGTAGAAATTGGACAAATAGCTAATTTAGTGTTGTTAAATTCTGACGCTGCTACTGACAATTCTACAGGCGCATTACAAGTAACAGGTGGAATATCTTCACTAGTTAACATACACGCTGGACAAGATGTTGTTGCAGACAGGGATTTAATTGCTGACAGAGATGTAGAAGTAAACGGTACAAATATTATAACTGACGAAACAGGTACATTTAACGTCTTTAATACAAATGCTACTACTATAAACGCATTTGGCGCAGCTACAACAATTAATATGGGTGCTGCTACAGGCACAATGACTATTAATGTAGAAGATGTTATTATTGACAGTACAAGTGCATTACAGATTCCAGTTGGTACAACACTAGAAAGACCTACAGAAGTACAAGGTCAAATTCGTTACAACACAACTGATAGCACATTTGAAGGATATGACGGTACTGCGTGGGGATCATTAGGCGGTGTGAAAGACGTTGATCAAGACACTTATATTAGTCCTGAAGATTCACCAGGTACTGACAACGATCAATTAAAATTCTTTACAAATGACGCTCAACGTTTTATAATTGAAAATGCTGCATCTTCGTTTGATAGTACAGTTTTAACAGTAACACTTAACGCAACTACAACAAGCACAGATTATCAAACAGGAGCATTAGTAGTAGCAGGTGGCGTTGGCATTGCAGAAAACTTGCATGTACAAGGATTTATAAGTGGCAATAATGACGGAAACTTACAGTTAACTGATTTACAAACAGATGCTATTATTATTCCTGCAGATACTATTGAATTACAAAATACAGCAAAAATATTCAATAACGCTGCCGCTGGAGATGCAACAAACATCATTTATCCAATAACACTTGCTCATCATAATGACGGTGGTTCACCTGGAGCAGGTGGTGGTACTGGTCTTAAATTTGAGTTTGAAACAGGAAATAGTAACTTTGAAAACATTGGTGTAATTGATGTTGTTGCTACTGATGTAACAAGCGGACAAGAAGACTTTGACATGGTCTTCCGCACAATGATAAGTGGTGCTGCTGATGTTGAAAAATTACGTTTAAGTGAAACAGTTTCTACATTTACTACTGATGTTGCAATCAATAATGATACACTAAGCACTGATCAAACAACATTTAACTTGTTAAACACAACTGCTACAACTGTTAATTTTGGCGGTGCAGCAACTACAATTGCAATCGGCGCATCGGGCGGCTTAACAACATTTGATCAAAGTGTTACTGTAAATGAAGACTTAACAGTAGATGGAACACTGGTACTAACCAATAACGATCTTGAAGTACAATACGGTGGTACAGGTGTAAGTACATTTACTGAAAATGGTATACTTTATGGTGATACTGCAAATCCAGTACAAGTTACAGATGCAGCTGGTACTAGCGATGCAAGTACAAGTTTCCAATTACTTACTGTAACTAGTGATGTTGATGCAACTCCGGTTTGGACAGATACAATCGACGGTGGTAGCTTTTAATTAAGCTACTACTTTTCTCCTATGATAAATAACTGTACAGCGATTTCTATCGTGTAGTTTTGGGCGTCTATATAGACTTGACCCGTACCTAAATAGGAGGCATGCCGAATGGCAACAACAATTAGACACAAGCGTAGTGCTGTGGCTGGCAAACAGCCAATAGTTTCTCAATTAGAATCAGGTGAATTAGCAATCAATACAGCCGATGGTAAAGTATACCTATTGCGTGATGATAACACTGTTCAAGATATTACCAAAAGAATTTTTGAAGGCGATTCAGAAGTTAAAGTTGATGATTTAGGAGCTGCTGATCAGGCTCAAGTTACTGTAACTGTAAATAACACAGAACGTATGATTATCAATGACACTGATATTAATTTAAAAGATAGAGTTAATATCGAAGATGCAAATACGCTTACATTTAAAGAATTAACAGCATCTGGCGATGACGGTGTTAGTATTAAATCACCAGATACACTAGCAGACGGATATACCTTAACTTTGCCTCCAGTTACAGGTACAATAGGTCAGCTACTCAAAACAGATGGGCAAGGTAATCTAAGTTTTACTGATCCTGATATTTTTGGCGGTAATGTTATATACGTTTCCGAAGAACAAGGCGACGATGCTAACGATGGACAGAGTGCTCCAGTTAAAACAATTAAACGTGCTTGTAAATTAGCATCTGCTATTGTTTATAATGCAGACGGTACACTTTCTGGCACAAGGGTAAACGTAAAAGTTGCTGTTGGCGACTATACAGAAGACAACCCTGTTATTATTCCAGACAATGTTGTTGTAAAAGGCGACGGTTTGCGTGGATGTATTGTGCGTCCTGCGAATGCTAACTTGGACATGTTCCGTGTTCGTAACGCTTGTTACTTTGGTGAATTTACTTTCCGCGACGGTATTGATGCTAACGGAATTCCTGTTATTACTTGGGATTATGCAACAGTGTTTGATGATCCTTTTGCAACTGACGTTACCGACCGTGCAGAATATACAAACCTGCCAGACTCAAGACCAAGAATTTTTACATCTCCATATACACAAAACTGTTCGATTATTTCTTTCTTAGGTGGTAGTGGTGCTAAAATTGATGGTGCATTAGTTGAATCGCCTAACGTTCCTGATTTTCCAATTGAAGCAGAGAATCCAGCTATTGGTGCTGTACCTGAACAAGGTAAATCGATGGTTGCTAACGCATACACCATGCTTTCGTTTGGTGGTACAGGTTGGCGACTACTTAACGATGCTTATGCACAGATCGTTAGCTGTTTCCAAATTTTCCTACTCAACGGTGTTTATACACAATCAGGCGGATATTGCTCAATTACTAACTCTGCAACAAACTTTGGTTTGTATGCGCTACGTTCAAGTGGTTATTCACCTAAAGCATTTGAATTTGACCGTGCTAGTGTTACTGCTACAGGTCAAAGTGAAGGTAAACAAACACTTACAATTGTGGGTATTAATCGTGATACTCCTGTTGAAGAATTTGTTTTACGTTTTAGAGAACCTGGATATAGAACAGCATACGATACATTAATAGCTGAGAAAAATACTATTGCTGATGACACAGTAACTTGGATTCAAGCGCAAATAGCCGCTGCAACTCCTAGTATTTGGGCAGGATTTGATTACAATGTAGAAAAATGTAAACGTGATGTCAATCTTTTACTAAATGCAATAAGACAAGATGCTGTGTTTAACAGTAATTACAGAAGTGTAAGTGCGGGTTTACGCTACTATAATGGTACATTTGATACATTACCAGATCAACGTGATCAACACGTTGAAGCATTTACATATGCTAAAAGTATTACTGATGATTATCTTGGAGATAGTACATTTATAGCTCGTGTAAATGCCCTATGGGACGAAATTATAGATATTGTACAAAACGGCGAAGGTGCTGCTGATGCATACAGTTTCCCAACACCAACAGGCGGATCAAATAATGCTAGTGACGCAGGTTACGCAAATGCAGTACAACAATTAATTGCAAACAAAGCATTTGTCCAAGATGAAGTTACTGCTTGGATAGCTGATCAAGTTTCGGCAGGCACTTCACCATTTGCAACTAATTTTGCTTACAATTCTGCGAAATGTCAAGAAGATATTGGATTGATTATCGACGCCTTGATTTATGACTTAACATATGGCGGAAACTTACAAACATATGACGCTGCATTGGCGTACTTTGTCGGTACAGTAGCACAATATGGTTCTGGTAAAAAAGAAGAAACTATTGCTGCTTATGGCAGACTCAAAACAGTAATTGGCGAAGTTATACTAGAAACTGCTGTTACAACTTCAAGTGGTACAACAGAAGTGCAAGACACAAGTGGCACTGCTGGTTCTTCAGCTGCTGCAACAAAAGCAGAATCTCTAGTGCAAGAAATTATAGATTATATTGATGCAGATGGCGATGCAACAATAAGTGAACTTGAACAAGATTATCCAGATATTTCTTGGACAACACAAAGTTTACAGGATAATTATAACTTACTTGATTACACAACAAGAATTAATATTGCTCAAAATGTAAACGAATACATAGAAGAACAAATTGCACCAGCTATCTGGTACAACTTTACATACGACATTGAAAAATGTCGTAGAGATACAAGACTAATTGTTGAAGCTGTTGCACAAGATACTTGGGATACTGGTAATAGATACACACGTGCCGCAGGCTTGTCTTACTATACCAACAACTTAGCAGATAGTACTAGAAGTCAAATTAGTGGACAAGAACGTCAAACTATTGCTGCTGTTGAAAAAGCAAGTGAGTTAGCAAACACAGCAATAAGTGGACTAACAGGTGTTACACTAGCAATCGAAGACTTTGTAGATTCAAGATTTGAAATTGTAAAAGAAGCAATTAGAGATCCTGGCGATATTCCGTCATACACTGAGGTTAGTTCAGAAGGTGATGTAACAAACTCATATAAACCAGCACCAACTGAGCAAACTTTTGATGCAAGTGCAGATGTTAATGCTGGCACAAGTATCTTTACAATCACAGGACATGGATACACAAATGGACAAAAAGTTATATACGATCCAGACGGAAACACACCAATTGGCGGTTTAGATCCAGAACAAACATACTACATCAAACTAATCGATGAGAATGAATTTACTTTAGCATTTGATGATAGTTTGGAATTCGATGTTGTATTGTTTACCGGCTTTAATAATAGCGGAACGCATAAATTCTTATCAAATATTATAGAGTTTTTTGTAGAAGAAATTTTAAGCAGTCATACAACTTATCAACAGTTAATACTTGAATCAGGGTCTGAAAGTTACGAATTTGTTCCAGGTAGACAGATTACAGGTACAACAGGAGTAAACAATAATGCTGCTATTGTACACAGTTGGACACCTATAGAAAGAAAACTTATTGTTAGTGTAGAACAAGTTACAGTTGGATCAAGCACGTTACGTATTCAATTTGATGCAACTAGTACAATTACCAGCGATCATGCTGGTTCACCTAACACAAGTATTGGTGTAAACGAAGTTAGTGCAGTTAGAGATTTAGGTACTGCTACATTTACCGTTACTGCTACAGACGGTACAAGTAGTCTAACAAACCTAAGTAACTTACCAGAAAAATCAGTATGGTTCCACCGACCATCGGTTGTTAACTCATCTGCACACACTTGGGAATATGCAGGTTCTGGTACAGACTATAATGCACTTCCACAAAACGGTGGTAACACAAGAGAAGAATATGAACAGTTTGAAGAATTACCAGGTCGTTGCTACTCATCAGGTACAAACGAACTTGGTGACTTTAAGGTTGGTGACTTTATTACAGCGTTCAACAGAACTGGTAACATTACATTTAGAAACAAAGTGCAGGTGGACGAACTTGACGCATTGAGACTGAGCTTGTCAGATGTTGCTATTGAAGAAATTTCAACCAGTGTTAACTTGGGTGACGATGAAATCGGCGGTCCTAGTGATGCTAGACTTTCTACACAGTTAGCAGTAAGAAGTTTTATTAGTAACAGGCTAGGTGGCTTTGTTGACAAAACTGTGTCTACTGCGGCTGTTCCGGGTGCTATTGTTCAGTTGAACACAAACGGTCAGTTGAATGCAGACTTGATTCCTGCTACACGTCAGTTTACAAACACAAACACAAATGGTTATCTGTCTAGACTAGAACAAGTAGATAATATTCCAGCAGCTGATCTAAAAGCTGGTGACATTGCTACTGAAAACTATCAGCAAGTTGAACTTACACTTAGTGGTAATATAACAGCCAACGACGGCGATGTGATTACCCAACCAGGAGTTGAGGGAGCTATTGCATATGCAAAAGGTAGTTACGATAATAGTGGTAATATTCTAGTTGCTTCGCAAGGAGAGCGTTGGGATGAAACAGCAGATAGTACTGCTGATCCTTGGGAAGTAAGTGCCGGTACAATTTATATCAACGGTGTTGACTCTGGTTTAACCGTTGATTCAAAAGGAAGTAGTTCCGATATTATTGACAACTTCTTTTTACGTTCAAGTATTTCAAGTCAATACCTTGTGCTTGATCCAGATGACGATTACACATTTACAAGTCAAACTATTACTAACATTGCAAGAAGTAGTAATGTTGCTACAATTACTACTAGTGGTGCTCATAATTTCCAAATAGATAATAATGTTCAAGTTGTTGTCGAAGGAGATACAACATTTACAGTTAATGGTAAAATATTAAGTGTTCCTTCGTCGACTACATTTACAATTGCAAATACAGGTAGCGATGTATCGAGCACAGGAGATAGCGGTACTGCTAGAACTATTGTAACAAGTGCTGATGGTAATGCTCAAGGTGCTGTAAGCGAAGTTCGTTATGGTGTTTTAACAAACGTAGACAATGGTAACATTACCGGCGGTAGTTTGTATACTCCTACAGGCGGAACGTTAGTTTACGAAAATGTTGCACTAACAAATGTATCAGGTTCTGGTTCTGGAGCAACAGCTGATATTACTGTCACAGCAGGACAAGTTACTGACGTTGATATCAAAACAGGTGGTACTGGATACGCTGTTGGAGATACATTATCGACACTTGCAAGTTCAATAGGCGGAACAGGTAGTGGCTTTGAAATTGACGTTTCTTCTATAGAAAAACGTGCATATGTAAATATTCTAGGTGGTGAATTATTTGTCGCTAGTGCAACAAGTATTGACTTTGTTGAAGATAATTCAGCAGTACAAAATGCTAAATTTATTAACTTAGATGACGAAGAATCTAAAAACTTCCTTGCAGGTACAACTGGTGGTGGCGGTGCTGTTGACTATACTACATACAGAATTACCATAGCAAATCACGTGTTTGGCAATGGAGACCCTGTTGTTTATAACACATTAGGAAATGTTGCTATAGGTGGATTAATAAACGGTCAAGTTTATTATACAAAAAGAATTGACAATAGCACTGTAGAGTTGTATGAAGATTTTAGTTTGTTAAATCAAGTAGAATTTTTAACTACTCCTGCAAACAACAACCATAATATTACACGTAGAGTGGTAAACCAAGTTGACAATAGTTTAACAGTATTAGCACATGGTTTGACAACTGGCGATGCTATTAGAATTGAAACATTAAGTGATGGATCTACTGCTAACGAGCTATTCAGTGTTGCCGGAGATCCTATAGCAACTGGTAGTAGATTCTTTGTAGGCAGTGTTACTGATAATAGTTTTACAATACACGAACTTAGATCTGATGCACTAGCAAGTATAAATGGACTAGTAACAAATGCTAAAGATATTGACGGAGCAGGTGTAGGTAGTGCAGAAATTATACCAAACAATGTTCAAGTATCAGCAGTGATAAACACTTCTAGTAGAATAAAAGCAAACTGGAACACACTAGCAGTTACTAATATCGATGCTACAAATATTATTTCAGGTACGATTAGTCCTAGTAGACTTGCAAGTTCTGGTGTTGCCAACACTGATACATTCTTAAGAGGTGATAGTAGCTATCAGACTGTTGTACAAAGTTTGAAAAAAGCAAACACAACTGACAACCCGATTACACTTACAGGTTCTAGTTTAGGCGGAGAATTCTATGGAGATCCTGTAAACATTGGTATTAGCAATGTTGATTATGATCCACTTGGAACTTTCTCAACGTTAGGTGTTGCAAGATTTATACAACAACAATTTGATGTTAACACAAACGGATCAGGCGAAGTGTTTATTAAAGACGGTGTCGTTGATGCTGGTACACTTGATAGTTTAGATAGTGCATATTTCCTCAACCCAGCAAACTTAACCAGTTTAGTTCCGGTAAACAGAGGCGGTACTAACATTAGTACATACGCAGTAGGCGATATACTTTATGCACAATCAGCAGGTAGTTTAAATAGATTAGAAATAGGTAGAAACAATAGTTTCTTAAAATCTAATGGAACAACTCCAGAATGGGGTACAGCACTTGATCTTGCAGAAGGCTTGGACGTTGGAAGTGCAAACTTAACATCTAGCAGCACAGGTCTTGGACAAGTGTACAATACAAATGTTACTTCTCTTGAAATAGGCGGCGCCGCTGAAAATGTTAAAATAGGTGCTTCGAGCACTGGTAGAGATATTAGTGCAAATGTTATTAGTTATGAAGCAGCAACTAGCCAGGATGTTACTGTCAATCTAAACAGTATAGCAAGACAAACAAATGCGGCAAGTGCAAATGGCGAAAATGTAATTCTATTTGCTGATACATCAAACATTTTGTTTGGTATGCTAGTAACAGGTAGCGGAAACATTCCAGCTAATACAACTGTTACAGGTGTTACCGATGCAGGCGAAGTGTTCATAAGCAATGATTTAACTGGTAGTATACTTACAAGTACAAATATTACTTTCACAACTACTCCTTTAACATTAGGTATCCGTGCAGGCGACACTGTAACTATAAACGGCAGCGGCATTACAAATGTTGATGGTACGTGGCCAGTTCTAGGTGCAAGTGAAACTGCAACATCATTTACAGTAAGAGTTGATGCAAACGTTAGTGCAGATCCAGCTATAACACAAAACGGTACAATTGTTAGAGATAATACACTATTGTTGAGAAACAGAAATGTTATACTGGGTAGCGCAGAAGCAAGTGCATCTCCAGTTGATGCTGTAATCAAAGGCGAAAGCGGTATTGGTAATAATATCGCAGGCGGCGATTTAACACTTGCAGGCGGTTTAAGTACCGGTAGTGCAACAGGCGGCAGTGTAATTATTCAAACAGGTGATACTGGTACGGCAGGCGATATTGAGCAAACATATACAACAAGAATGACAATCAACACCGACGGTGATGTAATTATTCCAGGTTATGTAAACTTAACAGGCACAGCAGGATTAAAAGTACCAGTTGGAACATCAGCCCAACGTCCGGGTGAAGCTGGTGTAGCAACAGGTGAAGCACAAGGTCAAATACGTTATAACACAAGTGATAGTACATTTGAAGGCTATGACGGAGCAAACTGGGGTAGCTTAGGCGGTGTTAAAGACGTTGACCAAGATACTAAAATCGAAGCTGAATCCAGTGCAGGAACTGATAACGATCAATTAGATTTCTACACAGCAGGCACTCAGCGTATGCAAATTGGTGCAACAGGTGATCTAGCGTTTGGCGACGGTCTTAACAAATTTAATGTTGCATTTACAACAGGTAACACTGATATTGCAGGTAACTTGGTTGTTACAGGTGATTTAACAGTAAACGGTACTACAACTACAATTGATACAGCAACATTAGCAGTTGAAGACAAAAATATTGAGCTTGGTAATGTAACAACACCAAGCGATGCAACAGCAGACGGAGGCGGTATTACACTAAAAGGTGCTACAGATAAAACTATAAATTGGGTCAATGCAACCGATAGTTGGACAAGTAGTGAAAACTTTGAACTTGCAAGTGGTAAAGCGTATCGTATCAACGGAGCAAGTGTTTTAAGTTCTACAACACTCGGTGGTGCAGTTGTTAACTCAAGTTTAACAGGTGTTGGTACAATTGGCACAGGTGTATGGCAAGGTACTATTATTAGCCCAACTTACGGTGGTACAGGTGTAAACAACGGTACAAAAACTATTACACTAGGCGGTAACTTCACACACAGTGGAGCACACACACTTTCACTTACAACTACAGGTAATACAGCATTAACACTTCCAACAAGTGGTACACTTGCTAATAGAGGAAATCTAAGTCAATTTGCTGCTACTACAAGTGCGCAACTTGCAGGAGTGATAAGCGACGAAACTGGTAGTGGTGCTCTAGTATTTGGTACAAGCCCGACTATTACAACAGGACTTAATGCTGCAAGTGCAACAATGGCACTGTTTGATACCACAGCAACAACAATTAACTTTGGTGGTGCTGCAACAGCAATTGATATTGGTGCTGCAACAGGTACAACAAGTATCAACAATAACTTGGATGTAGATGGTGATGTTAATGTAGATGGCGGCGATATTACTACAAATAGTAGTACATTTAACCTAGTAAATACTACAGCCACAACTGTCAATATTGCCGGCGCTGGTACTGGCATAACTATCGGTGCTGCAACAGGCACAGCAACAATCAGGAATGCTACAACCACACTTAACGGTAATCTAAATGTTAATGGTACAACAATTGACACTGACGAAACTGGTACATTTAACCTAATAAAAGACAATGCAACTACTATTGCATTTGGTCAAGCAGCAACCAGTATTGTTGTTGGCGAAACAACTGGTACAACTAGATTTAGACACAATGTTGACGTTGACGGCAACCTAAATGTTGATGGAACGTTTACAGTACCGGCAATCAACAACACACCGATTGGTAACGTCACTCCAAGCACAGGTGCATTTACAACACTAGCAGCTAACAGTTTTGTAACATTTACTGATGCTACAAATGCTGATAGAACTGAAACATTTGCTGATGACCCAGCAAGTGTAAAACTAACAGGTGGTATACGTGTTGCTAAAGATGTTGTTGCTGACAACTTCTGGGGTGACATTGCTGCAAGCCAAATTACAAGTGGTACATTTGCAAATGCACGTATTAGCAGTGGTAACGTAACACAACACCAAGGTGATATCACTGGTACTGGTGTACTAAACAGTGGTAGTATTAACACTGGATTTGGAAACATCAATATTGGTACAAGTATCTTTACTGGTAGCGGTGCAGGATTAACAAATGTAAATGCTTCTAGTATAACATCAGTCAACAACAGTGTTATTCCAGATGCTGCTATTGCTGCTTCGAGTATTACACAACACCAAGCAAGTATCACAGGAACCGGTGCATTAAATAGCGGTAGCATAACTGACGGCTTTGGTAGCATTAACATTGGTACAAGCACATTTACTGGTAATGGTAGTGGACTAAGCAGTCTAAATGCAAGCAACTTGAGCAGTGGTACAGTAGCAGGTGGTAGACTTGGTGGTAACCAAAGTATGGCAGGTGTTAAAACATTTACCAATACAAGTGCAGCATCAAGTACAACTACTGGTGCAGTTAGAATAAATGGTGGACTTGGTGTACAGGGTGCTATTTACGGCGGTAGCTTTAACGGTACAGGAAGCGCACTTACACAACTTAATGCAAGTAACTTGAGTAGTGGTACAGTGCCTAACGCACGTATTGACGGAACATATGGTAACTTAACAGGTACTGGTGTACTAGATGCAGGTGAAATTACTACAACATTTGGTAACATCAACATTGGTACAAGTACATTTACTGGTAATGGTAGTGGACTTACAAATGTTGATGCAGATTTACTAGATGGTATAAACAGCACTCAATTTGTACGCAGTGATCAAGCTGATACAATGACCGGCCTACTAACAATGAGTCATGCAGGCGACGAAATGATTCGTTTAGCAGATACTAGTGCAACAGGTAATCCATATATCAGTTGGTATCAAGCAGGCACACGTAGAGCTTACATGCAGTTTGTTGACAGTGGTAACAGAGTGCGTATCTACAACGATGTACACGACGACTACATTGACTTGTTAGGTGGTGTAAATGGCTTGAAGCACAATGCAGATGGCACAGAATACACTGTTTGGACCAGCGGTAACGACGGTTCTGGTAGCGGACTAGATGCAGACTTGCTAGATGGAGAAAGCAGTGCATTCTACCGAAATGCAAGTAACCTAAACGCTGGTACATTCCCAGATCTGTTTAGTGCAAGCACACGTTATAACATTGGTTTGATAGACGGTAACGGTTCACAGACACGTGATAAGATCCGTGTTTGGAGCAGCGGCACATACACAATTGGTATGAAATCAGGATACACATATGGCGGTCTAAACGATTATGCTATGAGTTTCCAAATGAGTAATACCAATGATAGAGGCTTCTGGTGGGGTGATTCGTCTCACGCTGATTCTCAAGGTGCTATGGCACTTACCACAGATGGTGAGCTAACTGTTGCAAAAGCAGCTAGAATTGGCTTTGGAGAAGGTGATACTACTAGCCCAGGTACTAACTATATGTTAGAAGTTAACGGTACTTTTGCTGCTGTAAGCAAGAGCTTTGTAATCGATCACCCAACCAAAGATGGCATGAAGTTACGTCACGGTACACTCGAAGGTCCAGAAGATGGTGTATATGTACGTGGCAGACTGAAAGATACAAATGTAATTGAGTTACCTGATTATTGGACTGGTCTTGTACATGAAGATACTATTACTGTTAACTTGACAGCAATAGGTGGTAAACAAGATATTTGGGTTGAAGATATTGTTGACAACACTGTTATTGTTGGCAGCGATGCACCAATCAACTGCTTCTACACTGTGTACGGTGAGCGTAAAGATGTTGACAGATGGGATACGGAGTATGAGGAGTAATAGCCAATGGCAACCACATACGGTAGACAGTTTTGTGCAGGATATTCTGTAATAGGAAGACCGAATCCTCCGGGTCATGTTGACATTGAAGACATAACAACCAGCGGGTGGTACAGTATTAGAACACCCGTTGGTTTTTGTCACACATGGATTGAATGTGACTTCGAATCTAACAGAAACTGGGCACTTGTACTAGCAAACAAAAATAATACAAATGGTATGGAATTATTACGCTGGAATGACGCAATCGAAAAAGTAAACATTAAATCAGGTGAAAAAAATACAGCAGTAACAAATTTTAATACACTTGGTAATTTAAAAGATTACAATGTCTGGGTAGGATTAAACTTTTGGAAATATCTCGGACAACGTGAGTATTTAGATAAAGTTACAGTATATCAGTATGTGAGTAGTAAAAATGATACAAGATTAAGTTCAACTGAAACCCATAACAAACACGCTAAATGGACGTTTACTGATTTTAGCGATATGTACGCTTTTGAAAATGTTTATCAAATATCAGATGATACTGATCTTAACATGTACAACAATCATTTAGCAACATTTGATTCTGATGAAGACGATACTATTGAAAAATTTTACGGATATGCTAAAAATAATCAATATTGTGGAGTGTATGTATCATGAATAAAGTGAGGGATATGTAATGGGCGCACACAATGGAGCAAAAACAATAATAAACGGATTGACTCATTTGTTTGATGCTAGTAGTGTTGACGGCAATCCGTGGAAACACAACAGATCAAACATACTACCTAGTTGGTTAACATGGAGTAGCGGTACAGGAAATACCACCGGTTATAATGCAAACGGTAGTGCAAGTGAACAAAATAGATTTTGGAACAACGGAGCAGAAAATGACGTAGGTAACGCAACTCCGTTTAACCCAAGACAGATTGCTCCTATAGAAAGTGAGTGGATTACTACTCCTGACTCCACTAGTGGCGCTGATGGAGGATGGAATAGTAGTTACTATTCGATTGACAGAAATTACACATATCGTTGGTCTGTATGGGTTAAAAGACACACCAGTGCCACAGGTGGAACTTTTTATCTAGGACTAAACCCAGCACCAATTAGAAACGATAATGGTGCAAGTCAAAACAATCCGTATTTTACATATCCTAGCCAGTCAAGTTTAACATTTAACGTTTGGTATCTTGTTGTAGGACATTGTTTTTATGAAGGGTACACTGGCGGCAGACATCCAGACAGCGGATGGTATGAATTAAAATCAAACACTTCACTTAACGGAGACCTTAACTCGAGATTCTTAGAAAAAATACCAGATAAAAGTTACGGTAATGTTGGCACCGAAGACGTGAGATGGGCAAGCAGTACAACCCAAGCACTGCATAGAACATATCATTATTATACAACTAATACATCAAGTGGATTAACTTTTGCATATCCGAGATTAGATAAATGCGATGGTACTGAACCAACAATTGGACAATTGTGTACAAATGCTAAAGTAAGTTTAAAAAACTTAGTCGGTACAGACGGGCATATGGGAGTAAGATCTCACACTGCCGCACAAAATCTTAGTTATGGAGAAGAAAACGGTGTAGAATATATTAGATACAGCGGATCAGATGTAGGTGCCGCAGGGGTAATGTTTTCGCAATTTAATTATAGTAGTCAAGACTATACTGTTGTAGCAATAACTAGATATGCACCAGGAGGAAGTCCAAAAGGAAGAATAGTATCTGCCACTAGTAATAATTGGTTGTTAGGACACTGGAGTGACACGACAGAAAATCATTATGCAGCAGGGTGGGTAAGTAGTGTTGATGCCGGGGGCACTGATACCAATTGGAGAATATATGTAGCCACAGGTAACATAGGTAGTGATCAATACAGTTTTTGGGTAAATGGATCGAAAGTTATTAATAATAGCACAGGAGGAAGTGCAGGACCTAATGGACTAAGTTTATTTCATTACGATCCAGGAAACAGTGAATGGACAAATGGAGATTTAAATTATCTAGCAGTATACAATAGAGTGTTAAATGATGCAGAAATAAAAACTGTATATGCTAGTTTAAAAGGAAGAGTTGGATTGTAATGGCTGCTAATTTAGGAAGACGTACACCAGGAGGTGCTGATGCACTTGTAATGAGTGTTGATGCTGCCAACGATCGTTGCCAAAGTAGAAATTTATATTTGTGTCCAACTTGGGGAGAACCTGGATTAACACAAACCAGCGGTAACATGGGTGTTGACGGAACAGGCAATTTTTTCCGTGTTCCTATTGGAGACATTGTAGGAAATTACAAAGTTACAGGCACAGACATAGTTTACGGATATAACTTAGGTGGTACAGGGTGTCACTATAAAGGTTGGGATGTAAATATAGGAGACGGAAACTATACATTTGCATTTGATTACTATGTAACCGAAGATGCTAATAACTTTCCAACAGTAAACTATCTAGCAAATTTAGAAAGACGTGTAGGAGGCAGTGCTGCTACTAATAGTATAAAGGGAAAGTGGCAAACAATATCGTTTGGTGGTAATAACAGCGGAGTAGGACTTATACGTCCGTTATTATATCCTGGTGCATGTAGTAGCAGTTATCTAGCTAGTAGCGGCACAATATACTATAGAAATCCAAGATTAACAGTTGGAACTAGTTTAGGAGCTAACGATATTGATACAAGTGTAGGCGGAAGAGGCGGAACATATAGTTATAGATTACAAAATGATTTGACTAGAATGTTTGATATGGTTACTGGAAACTTTTTTGGAGCGTCTAGCGATAACGGCAGACCATTAGAACATGCAGATGGCGGCGGAAGTTGGAACTTTCAAGCAGGTACAGATTATTGGGTTATGGCAGGTGCAAATACACAATTAGATAATCAGAATTATACTATAGAAGTTTGGGTAAAGACAGATAACTTGAATCAAAATGGTTTTTGGTTTGAAAAAGGAAACGTTAACACACAATATAGTTTGTTTCAAGAAGGAAATAATATTGTGCATAGAACAAAATTTACCAACGGAACTTTAGATAGTTTGTACACTACCACAGCTACTTATATGAATACAAGTACATGGTACCATGTGGTAGCCACTTATAACGGATCGACAAAAATAACATATATTGATGGTGTACAGGTAAGCAGTAAAAGTGTTAGTGCTACTGTTGCTGTTGACCCTAATGGAGTATGGATTGGTCGTTATGGAGGCGCTGGTAGCTATCAATATGATGGTAAACTTGCAAAGTGTAATATTTATAATAGAGCGTTAACTGCCGACGAAGTAGAAAATCAATATAGATATGACAAAGGGAGATTTGATAAGTAATGGCAATCAAATTTGGAAATCCAAAAGTAGTAACTAATGCTTTGATTTGGGCAGTTGACATAGGTAACAACGGCTCATATCCAGGCAGTGGTACTACAGTTTATGATATTGTAGGTAATCGAAATGCAACGCTGAGTGGAACTATAAATTATACAAGCAACTTTGGCGGCAGATTGGCATTTGCTGGAGGACAAACTAGCTCATATATAACATTTCCTGAATCAGCTTTGCAAAGTTTAACAAATAGCTATGAATGGACTATAGAAACTGTTTTCAGTATTGATAATCAAAGTGGTACAAATTATTTTCATAGTATGGCAAGTTCGGCTAACAACAATGTTCACATCATCCAAAAACAAACTACTTTTTTTGCTTGGAACGAAACTCGCACAGGCGGATCAAATGTTAGTTTTTCACCTGATGAAGTAATGATTTTTACTATACGTCATAGCGGCACTAGTCAGGAATATTATAAAAACGGAAGCTATGTTGGAACATGGACACAGGCTAACGATATAAAAACAACACAAGGATGGATATTAAATCAAGAACAAGACAGTGTTAAAGGCAGTTTTGATGCAAATCAAGCAACTGGTATGAAATTTTATTCTTGTAGTTTGTATGATAGAGCCCTACAGGCAGAAGAAATATCTACAAACTTTTCTGTAAAACGAGAAAGGTATAACTTATAATGGGAATGCATTTTGGCGGAAGACCGCAATTAGACGACACAACCAATTACGCAGCAGGAGAAGATAATTGGGCAACAGAAGACTTTGTTTTTTCAGGAGTAATTGGAGGAACAAGCGGAAATCTTGATGGTAATTTAAATGATATTACTGTTTCACACGATGGTAAACATGTTTGCGTAGTAGATTTCTCAGCTGCTGACCTAACTATTGGACACTATGAAAATACTCCATGGAATTTTTCAACTGCTAATAGAACCGAAAACAATAAAGTATTAAACACTTCTAATGCTTATGTAGATTGGTGCGATAATGGCAATAAATTACATGCTGCTACTTTTAGAACTAACACTACCTTTACAGATTTTGAAAATAGATACAATACACCAAATGGCACTGCAACCAATACTACTGTGTCAAGAACATCTATCGGCGGTGATACCGGTAATGCGTTACTTGCAGGCGATTGGAGTATTGACGGACTTAATTTTTTATTTGCTTGTAACCAAAGTTCGACACAAAATTTATATCAAATAAGATGTGAAAGTCCTTATGATTTTACAAATTCACAACAAATAGCTAATTTCACTGGCGGCACTAACAACACATTTTATCAAGGAGTAGCATGGAGTTATTCGGGAAAATATGTATTTGCTGGATATGCATTTGCTATAAATAATTCCAATTGTGTCAACGTAATAGAGTGTAGTACTCCGTTTGATCTCAGCACTGGCACAAGGGTAGGTAGTTTTAGAATGGGCACTGTTTCTAATGCTTTAAACGGATTAGATTATGCATACGATCCTAGCACAGGTTATCATTATCTTGTATGTTGCACTTATGCAGGTACTTATGTAACTGTTAGAAGATGGAACTAATATAATGGGAATGCGATACGGAAAACCTAGTATAGCAAGTGTATTTGACGATGTAAAGTTTTGGGCAAACTTTCCTCAAGAATATGCACGTAACGGTAATTGGAACAATTTTTATGATGCTGGTCAAGGTTTGAGAATTGATCAAATAAACAGTTTTAGTTCAACAACAAATTTACCAAATCTTGGAACTAACTTTAATTGCCCAAATTTTAATGGTAGTGTTTATTTTAGATGTAGTGAAGCAGCTGGAACAAAAGTTGACATGGCTGGCGGTACTACACTTGTTATGTGGTTAAAAAGTTTTGACATGACAGAACGTGATACAATTTTTGAAAAAAATGGAACAAATAACAACAGCTATAGACAAGAAATTGCTTGTACATGGGAAACTGGTGAAACTATCAGTTGGTACAGTAGACCGGGCAACTATGATTATGGTAGTACTGCAAGTATAGGTACTAATGGAGATTGGAAAATGGTTAGTATAAAAATGACCACTGCAAAAATTAGCGGTACTAATCGTGCAGGATATTACAGTATAGACGGTGCTAATTACGTACAAAATTACACAGCACGAAGCACAGATCCTCCAGCTCAAGCTGGCGAATTACGCATGGGTACTGGATATGCAGGCGCAGTAGAAGGCGGATCAATGAGTCAATGTTTAGTGTGGGATAGAGAACTAACAAATACAGAAATCAACCAAGTATGGGAAAGTACTAGAAGCTGGCACGGCAGATAAATACACATAGATATTAGGAAACGCAAATGGCAAACAGTGATAAAAATATTGTAATTACACCACAAAGAAATGCAGGTGGTTTACCTAGCATTGTGTTCACAGGATTTGATAACGATCCTATAACACAAAACGTACTAGATGACAACAGCCTAAGTTGGGAAAGTTCTGCTGGACAACTGTTCAGTATTACACCTAGTTTAACAGGCACTATCTTCAGTGTTAACGATGTATCAGGTGTTCCAAGCATTGAAGTTGAAGACAACGGTTTGGTTAAATTAGCACCGTTTGGAGGTAACGTTCTTATAGGTAGCACAAGTGACAATGGCGCTGCAAAAATGCAAATCACTGGCAACTTTACTGCCACAGGCGAAGTTACAGCATATTATTCAGATGAACGTTTAAAAACTTTTAAAGGAACTATATCAAATGCACTTGACAAAGTTAAAAGTCTAAACGGATATCTATATACAGAAAACGAAGTTGCAAAAAGTTTAGGATATAATAATGAAGACACTCAAGTAGGAGTGAGTGCCCAAGAAGTTGAAAAAGTTTTGCCAGAAGTTGTTGCACCTTCTCCACGTGATCCTCAGTATCTTACAGTGAAGTATGAAAAACTTGTACCATTGCTTATCGAAGCTATTAAAGAACAACAGCAACAAATAGATGAATTAAAAAATACCATTAATGAGTTAAAAAGCAGTTGACCTGTGGTATATATTATGTTAGTATAACGATAAACTAGGAAATAAGTATGGCATTACCAGCAACAGGCAGCACAATTACAATGAGTCAAGTACGAAACTATTTTGGTAGTAGTACTACTCCTATTTTGTTACGTGCAACGCTTGGAGCATTTATTGGTATATCATCAGGACAGATTTCTCTTAGTGATTCTTTTGGTGGATACTATACACCAGCAACATAATCAGGAGCAATACATGAAAACATTATACGAAGTCTTGAATGTAGACTTAGCACAAGAATTTACCAAAGCTCGTAAACGTGCTGTGCTTGCAACAATTGAACTAGAAGCACAGACAGAGATTGAAGCAAACAAAGCCATTGACGAACTGGACATTCCAGAAGACGACGATCGTTACCATTGGATCCAAATTTTTGGACGTAAAATGGGAGCAGATTTAATCACTATTGGTAAAGTACAACCCGAACACATGTTAGGTGCTAGTGCATTACCAGCAGAAGATTTTAACGAAGCAGTAAAAATCTGCACTGCAACAGCACGTTCAATCAATGATGCAACAGTTGAAGCAGAAAAAGAATTTGCACAAGAATCTATGCCACAAACACTTTAAGTAAATGAAAATTGCTCTTTGCATTCCTGCTAGAGATACTGTGCATACTGTATTTGCACAATCTCTAGCAAACATCACTGCCTATCTAACAAAGCAAAATATAGATTATAGTTTGCATTTTGTTTTAGGTAGCGTAATTGCAAACAGCAGAACACAACTAGTAAACGAAGCACTTGAGGCAAATGCGGACTATATACTTTGGCTTGACAGTGACATGTATATTCCAGTTACAATCTTTAAAAAACTTTATGCACACAAAAAAGATATTATAGCATGTACATATAGCACTAGATACAAACCTTATACCAACGTTGCATTTATGGACTTTAATAATCCACCTACTAAACTAAATGCAAGTAAAGGTTTACATGAAGTATTTGCTGTAGGTATGGGTTGTATGCTTGTAAAAACTGATGTTTATAAAAATTTACCTAGACCTTGGTTTAATCATGCTTACAACGAAGAGCTTGACGACTTCTCAGGAGAAGATATATGGTTTTGTAAATTAGCAGCAGAACATGGATACAAGACATATGTTGATTGTGATACAAGTAATATGTTAGCACACGTTGGAACAAAAGCATTTAAATTAGAGGATATTCAATGAAAGTATTAGATAAGTTTGAACTCTATGGAAGAAATTTACACAATGGTCAAGATTATTTAAAAAATCATTTTCTTAAAAAATATCCAGTTGTATATTCTGAAGAAGAAATTGAAGACTGGCAAGGGTATCAAGATTATGTATGGCTTGTTAATCCTGATGCAAATTTATTAAACGGATTTCCGTGGTACTACAGACCAAAAAAAGATGAAGAACCAGCAATACACGCATTTCCAGAAATATACAAAGACAGTAAAAAAGTTAAAACTTATGAAAGTGTAAGGCTAATTCCAACAGAGCCTGGCAGCTACAAAGTTAAAAAAGGACAATACATATCTAGCATATATGATATCTACCACGGTAGAGAAAAGTTTGATTATTTTTATGTAAACACTCCTGAAGATATTTTAGAAGCACAGAAAAATAGTACAACAGATTTATTTTGGGCAGTTCCTAGTAACGTTTTAATTAGAGACAGTTTTAAGTTTAACTACAAACCAGACTACTGGAGTTTAGATAATATTCATGTGTTTGGAAATGGTAATAGTGAAACATTTGATGGGGTATGTTTAATACCAAAAAATTATAATTTTACAAAAAACGAATTAGATTACAGATTTTATGCAAACAAAAAAGAAGTAAAAATTATAGCAAGTGATCCTATTCCGTATCAAAAATTTACTGTTGACAATTATAATGATTACAAAGAAGCATTACTACATTGCCAAACAGAAATGTTTTGGGCAATTCCTAGTGATGTTGAAGTAGCATCCGATTTTGACTTTAATTATCATGTTCCATATCAAAATAAAGGTATTGTACAAGTATTTTTAAATGGTGAGCATAGAGACGGTATCGTATTATTACCTCGAGACAAAAAAATTAGCGAACGTGAAATTGAACACAGATTTTATGTTACAAAAAACGAATTGGATATTATAGCAAGCTATCCTAAAAGTTTTAAGAAGTGGACAGTAAACAATTACAAAGATTATATGAATGCTTGTAATGATGTAAAAGAAGATATGTTTTGGATGATTTATCCCGATCTTGATATTAATGAAAACTTTAATTTTAATTTTTATATTAGCCATCATGATCAATTTAATAGAAAAATACACCATGTATTTAAAAATCAAAATTATTATGATGGTATAGCATTAATAAGCAAAGATATTAGGATCAGTAGGAAAGAATTTGAATACAGATTTTTTGCACATAAAAAAGAACACGACATTATAGCAAGTAAACCCCAACCTTATGATATTGTTTTTATAAGTTACAACGAACCTAATGCAGATAAAAATTTTGAAAAACTTAAAAAACAATTTCCAGATCGAGCAATACATAGGGTTCACGGCATTGAGGGAATTCACCAAGCTCACAAATATGCAGCTAAGATAGTTGATACTGAAATGTTTTGGGTAGTTGATGGCGATGCTGATATTTTAGAAACTTTTGATTTTGACTATCAAATTGCACACTATGATGTAGATGGTAAAAAAACTGTTCACGTTTGGCGCAGTTTTAATCCAGTAAACAATTTAGTTTATGGTTATGGTGGTGTAAAATTATTGCCTACTAAATTAACACAAAACATGGATGTTACAAAAACAGATATGACTACAAGTATTAGTAATAAATTCAAAGGTATTGAAACTATGAGCAATACCACAGCGTTTAATACAGATCCATTTAATACCTGGAAGAGTGCATTTAGAGAATGCGTTAAATTATCTAGTAAAATTATTGACAGACAAAAAGATGACGAAACTGAATTTAGATTAGATGCATGGTGTACAAGAGGAGAAGACAAACCGTTTGGAAAATATGCCATAGCAGGAGCAATTGCCGGACGTGAATACGGAAGTACAAATGTAGATAATCAAATAGCATTATCTAAAATAAATGATTTTGATTGGTTGCACAATCAGTTTGCTAAATTAAATGAGCAACTTGAATAATAGTTTCTACTTTGGTTTTATTTGTTTTACTACGCAGTGTATTTAATAATCCAGTGTGCAAAGGTTTTGGCCATTTGTTAAAACTACACCAACAATAACCACTGTGTTCAAAATTTAGTGTGGGAATAAATTCGTTTTCAACAACACATAGATATGTATGGAAGTTAAAATGTTCATCATTGCTTACAAAACTTTCTAATGGTATAGTTTTTTTAATTTTTACTGTACCAATTTCTTCATCAATTTCCCTTTGCAAACCTTCCCAAAGTGTTTCGCATCCTTCATTTTTTCCACCAACTAAGCCCCAGCAATTACCATTGGTGCCTTTTTTATTTCTATATAATAGGAGAAATCTCTTGGTGCTTAAACTATAAAATAATGCGCCACTGCAAATAATTTTATTCATAAAAATACTTATTTTAAAGTATTATACTCCAAGTACCTTTTGGATAATAACCATCAATGCTTTCAACCCAATCTTCACCTTGGTAAACATATTGGACTCCGGTATTTAAGTTTGTAGTAAATATAGGAGTTGTGTATTCACTTGCATCATATACAACTTGCCATTTAGAACCAGTCCATTCTACTATGTCGTTCTGGTCAGCAAAAAAGTCTGTGCCATCATTATTTTTCCAAGCGTCTGCTCCGTCATCATTGAAATGTAGTGTATATTTTACAGCATTGTCAGGCGTTACATTTTCATCTAATATTATAGACAACAAGCCACCAATGTTTTGTACACTAGCACTAACACTTTCT